GCAATCCTCGGGCTATTACTGGTTCCTCAATCGTCCAGCCCACTTCTTTCTGGGCGCATTGTGGACTCGAACGGCCACGCGGTTCCTGATGTGGCCGTCTTAAGTCAGCTCTTTAATCCCACCGGCGGTTACAGCACTGTTAAGACCCACACCAATCCAGACGGCCAGTTCTCTCTGGCTGCTGACGGCAAAGTGGTTTTCGTTAGGAAAGCCGGATTTGTTCCGTTTACGCACGTGCTGGCGCGCGATGAAAGGCAAGTGCAGCTCGTCCTGGAGCCACTCTCCCAGCTCAAGACCTTGCATGTAGCGGGATGCTGGGACACGTATGGCGTGAATCGCCAGGTTTTGTCTTCACACAAGTTCAACCCCAAAGGCGTGACTCTATACGGCGAAGCTCATCTTTACCCTGTTCCGAACAATGCAGCAGTTGAACATCAAAGTGACGTCGACTATGGCGCTCACATAGTTTCTTCCCCCAAAGGCCGCAAGAACCGCATGTTCATTTACTGGGGTTTCTCGTATATCGGCGACTATCCCAACGTGCACCTTTTCGATAATGTGGTGGCGTTTACTGAGCGTGCTTTGAGCACGGCGGAAGACACCGAAGAGATCAAAGGTACTCTCAAGAACGGGCACAAATTCCGCTGGGTCGGCGCAAGCCTGGGCTCTGTCTTTTATCATGACGTTACTCCTCAGGCCGCGGAATATTTTGATCGCATTATCGACCAGGGCTGTGTATTGGATTGATTATCGCAAGCCAGCTCACAGGGCTAGACCCCTCGGCTAAACATTTTGACCTGTTTTGCCGGATACGCACAAAGTTCTTTCACGGGACATTGATAGCACTGCGGAGATTTGTCTCGGCAGATTTCTTTTCCATGTTGCCGCAGCAGCAAATGCGCTTGGGCAATGGCTTCGGGCTTGCGTGGAAGCTCCGGCTTCAATGCTTCCTGTACTGATCGGTAAGCTGCGCCGTAGTTTTCCTGCCACCGTCCATACCCAACGCGGGTCAACACACGCAGCCCGTTCCACTCCAGCGGTAGTCCGGGCGACGCGCCGCAAAACATCAGTATCTTTTCCGCTCCCGGGTCGCCGATATTAGGGAATTGCTTCAACGCTTTCTTGGCCTGCGCATATGGAAGTTTGAGTATCTGGTCCAGGTCGCCGCCGAACTGGCTTATCGTGATTCGTGCAATCTCCTGCCAGCGGAAAACACGCACCTTGGGGCGCATGCCGCCCATCGTGGCCAACGCCAGCAGCGTTTCGGGATCGGCGTTCAGTATTGCCTTGGGATTCAGGCCAACTTGCTTTCGCAGGCCTTCGAATACTTTGGCGCGCCGTTCATCCGGTAGTAGATAACAGGCGTTTTCCCACATCACCAGCTCAAACGGTCCCTTCGCCGGTGGCAGTTTGGGAGCGCCGTAAGCCCGCTTCAACGCGACAATGAGTTTCTTAAGATCAGGCATCGCTGAGGAGCATAACCCAACGGGCAACTGTCTTCTATGGTGGGGGCGATCCACACGCAACAGTATATCTATCACTTTCTTTCGTGGGCTTTAGCCCCTGTAAACCGCTTCAGCGGCTGATTCGATCCACAAAACATTTACAACCCAGCACAGGAGAACCCCATGCCGCAATTCACCGACGATGAATTTATCGCCCGGCTCAGCGCCTGTCTCAGTCAATCCACCGACGGCATCGAACCCGAAACTCCCATTTTCAAAAATGACGACGGCTCCATCAACCGCGAAAAAACCCTGGCTTTACCTTGCTACTGGAATTTCAAACTCTAGAACAAACTCGGCCTCGCTGAACTACCCAGCAATGACGTATTCACGTTCACGATCGTGTGCGTGCCCTCGTGCCCGCCAAACGCAAACAGCAGATACACCATCGGGAACCCGCCGGCGCGCAGGTTCAGGCCTGCAGCATAGCTGTGCCTCCATGGATTGCTGCCCAGGTCGCCACGCAAAAGAGCGACCTTGCCCTGATCGGCGCGCACCGTGATCCCCAATGGCAGTTTGCCGATCGAATGATCGAAGTTTTCCTGCAACAGCAGGACGTTGGGTGCCCGGAAACGGTAATCCTGATAGCTGCTCAGCGACGGATTTCCATTCAGGTCTGATCCGCCCAGCGTCGGCTGGAAATAAAACGGCACAACATTCGTTCCTGGCGTCATCGACAGGGAGTTGAACACCCGCAGCCCCAACGTCCCCACCTGGCTCGTTGTGGTAGTCGCATGCGGGCATGTCGAATCATCACTCGTGGCATCTTGGCGGCAATCGTTCGGACCATTGGCGTCCCTCGCTACGTACATGTTCGTGTGATGGATCGAAATTTCCTGGTAAAGATCGAACGTCAGCCGCTGGAATGAAAAACCCGAACCGTCTGTATCGATGAACGGCTGATACATCGCGGCGTAATTGAAATGCAACAAATTATTCTTCGTCGCGGGCCGCATTCTCACTCCGACCCCCGGCTGCAGGAAGAAAGGCTGGTGCGCCAGTCCCGGCGCCGTCGTCGGCGTGTACAGCGTTTCGGTCGAAGGCGACCCGTTTCCGGTGCTCGAGCGAATATCCGGCAATCGCCCGTTCAACTCGGCGAAGATGCCCGCGTTGAGCTTCTGAAAGACCGGCCACACCGCGTTCCCGCCAACAATGTGTTCGGTCATCCCGAAGAACGATCGTCCGGCAGTTGTCGTTGCCGGCCCTTCGCCGAAGAACGCCAGTTTGTTGAGTGAGGTCGATTGCGCGTAGAAGTTGTAAACTGGTCGCTCCACATACGCTTGCACGTCGCCAACGTCTTTCGGGACTCCCATTGTCCCCTCTGATCGTTCAATGTGCGTGCCCACAAATTTCAGGTAGAAGCCCGCACGCCATGATCCATTGCTCGATCCGATGGCATCCGCGCTCCAGGCTTTACTCCAGTCGTCGCCGTCTTTGTGGCCGACGTAAGCTAGTCCAGCGCCAAAGCCATTCTGCGGAGCAATGCTTCCCACCGCGATGTGCAGCGGCTGTCCGGTGAAGAGCACTTCAGCGCAGCCAACAATGTGCTTAGGACAGTTCTTTTTGAACTTGCCCGGCTCGGTTGCCGGCTCCTGCTCTTGTTCATTTTTCACGCCTGGACTTGGAGTCGGAGTGGGCTGTTGTGCCCAAACACTTGCCGAGAGCAACATGAATGCGAGAATAATTCGACGCACTGACTTCTCCTTACTTGCGCGACGTACGCTTCTTTTGAGCTGATTTGGTTTTTTTTCTGGACTTGCCGGTAGCCTTCTTGGCGGATGCTTTTTTCTTGGCCGGCTTCGATTTCTTTGTGGCTTTCTTCCCATGCTTGTGCAGCAGCGCCGTAACCTTTTGTATGTACTTGCTGGCCTGCCGCTCCGTGTGTAACGTATTGATGTTAATATTCGTGTGCTCTTCCGGCGGGACCCTCAACTGCTCTGCATGGTGTAGATGCAGCAACTGCGTGCGGACCAGGCTCGAGATCGGCCGGTCAGGGTTGTAGGCCTCTTTTTCGTCAAACTCAATAATATCGACTGTGGGAGCGTCTTTGATCGCCATATCTCAGCCTTTCATCGCCTTGGGGAAAAATATGCAGTCATTGTCTGGACGCAGCGTGTCACCCAGCAGATCAAGAAAAGTTTCCGCGTTCTGCTCGCGCACCGTTCCGTGGTCCTGGCCGCCCAGGAAATGCTTGCTCACCGTCGCCGGTATCGACGAATGCTCGAAAATCCTGGGGTTCGGATCTTCAGTCCCTGGAACCACCGTTCCGCGCGGAATGTAAGGCGAAACCAGGATCGCCGGTACGCGAATCCCCAATCGGTCGAACTTGAACGTGAGTCCGGGGACTCCGGTTGCCGCTTCGGGCGCCTTAAAGCCGTCCGGAGTGCAGTTTGGCGGAACCACGTGATCGTAGAGCCCGCCGTGCTCATCATAGACAATCAGCAGCACCGTGCTCTTCCATAGGTCAGGATTGATGCGGATGCAGTCATAAACTTTTCCGATGAAATTATCGCCCGCGAGCACATGATGATCGGGATGCTGGTCCGTGGCCAGCAACTGTCCGCCGCCCGGCCCCGGATGGTCCGTATAGTTTGGCTCCACAAAGCTGTACTCCGGCAGGTTCCCGGATTTGCAGTCGGCGACGAAGTCGCTGAAGACGCCAAAGAAGCTCTGGTCCTTGATCAGGTTTACGATCTCCATGGTCGAGCTCGGCAGATCGTAGTAATAAAGTTTGGCACCGTGCCCGCCAGCCGCCAGCCGCTCGTATATCGCCGGGATTTTCGCGCGGTCGGCGTCGCTGACCAGAAACATGTTCATGTCCACGTTGCCGAATGACGTGCCATAGTGCGCAAACGCCCGATTGCAGATTGTCGGGCCCGGAATCGAGGCAAACCACCCGTTGAACACCGCGTACTCAGTCGCCAGCGAGGTCAAAACCGGAATCTTCTCTGGCGAAAAATATTTCATGATCGCGTGCGAATCCTGCACATTCGCCCCTTGCGTCCCGTAGCTCTGCACAAAGCCCTGCATGTTGGCCGCGCGTCCTGGAGCGAACGGCGCGCCGCCGTAAATCTGCACATCGACACCCGGAAAATGATGGTCCGGATCATGGCTCAACTGCCCGCGATAATCCGCCGTCGGCGACACTTGCACCACGCTTCCCGCGCTGTCCGGGTTCGACTCGTTCCCGGTCAGCCCGTCTATCTTGGGAAATTTTTTCTTGAGTCCGCCCAGCATGTGGTCGAAGGAGCGGTTTTCCATCATCAGCACGACAATATGTTTCAGGTTATCCAAACCTTGCGGCATGCAGGCATCTCACTTTCATCTCAATGTTCAAAGGGGCTGTGTCCGTATAAAACACCACACCTGGTAGTTTAGTGGCGCAAGCGCTCGAATCGTTACAGAAAACGGGACGAATTGTTTCATCCATCCAATTCAAGCATTGCTTGGAATGGAACAAATACTTTAATTCGGCAGCCGAAACTTGGCGTCCTCAGTCTTTTCAATTTCGCCCCCTTCTGCCATTCGGCGCAAAACGGTATGGATGGACGACAACAGATTCACTTGGCCCACGCCAATACCCATCTTCACCAGGTCCTCGCGGATATCGACTGGGCTTAGCGCCGTCTGGTGTATGCGGAACAGCCGCCTTATGGATTCGGTGAATCCCGGCTTGGCGTCAATGGCAAAGCCCTCCACCAGCAGCAGCTTGTCGATCTCCTCCGGAGGGGCGCCGCACATTTCGCCCAGGGCCTTGACTGTCTGTTTAAGTTTGCGGATCTTCTGGTCCAGGTCGTCTCGTTTCTGGAGCTGTTGCAGCAGATCGGCCTTTGCTGTCGCATAAGCCTGCTTGTAAGTTTCGCGCGCCATAAGTGTCTGAAGTCTAAGCAATGTCTAAATAATTGTCAATGCTTTACATGTCTGATAATAAGCGAATATTTCAGAAAATTTGAGAAAAAATGATTTTTGCTCTTGACTTCAGAAAGTTATTTGTCGTATAAGATGTCTATGCAGGGCGGTAGTTGGTTCTGCATAGCCGGGAGCGGCGCCGGCTTAATCAAACGGCCTGCACCCTTTCCAAGGCCGGCGTACCGTTTGCGTCTGCTGCGGGAACCTCATTCTGGGCTTTTGCATGTGGCGTCTTTTCCTGTTTCGTCGGGAATGCGCGCGCACATCGGAAGCAGAGCAAAAGGACCTCCGTAGGTTCTTACTCCATCGCAGAATGATAGGTTCCCGAAAACCGTCAAAAAGAGCCTGTAAATACCAAGTACGAAATACTAAGTACCAAGTACTGCTTCTCTACCGCTGTCTCAATCCAGAACATTTAAATAAACCCGCCGTCCAGCCCCTTCTTCTGCTCATCGGTCTGCGTCCGGCGCAGAGGTGTTTCTATGGCACACGATCATAACGGACGTGTCGGTCCGCCGCGCTGTGAAGAATGTAACGCTCCTATGAACTCCGATGATCGTCGCTCGTCTTCAGAGTTTGCACGGTCGCTTTGCTTCGATTGCCACCGCGAACGCAATCCCTTTCCGGTAATCAAAAAGAAGAGAGGTCGTCCGTCACGTGTCGGTTTTCACCCTTTGGAACTGCCATGCTGAACTCGGATGTCGAGTCCTTAATGAGACCGTAAATGGAATTTCTTAAGCACATCGAATAATCAGAAGGCCCGCAAACCCTCACCCTCTCGACATGCTATCCCGAACTTCGAGGTCGAGCCTTGAGTGAGACCAAGTGGGTGAGGGAACGGCTCCGCTGCTGCATCGCGTGAGCCAGGATCGATAAAGAGGATCCAAACGAAACCGTATCCAGAACAAGACAAGTGTCAGGGCACGAGTTTACTCGCGCCATCAATCGTCCCCAACTCATTCGGGCTTTAGCCCCTGAAAAAACCTGGAGATAACCGTGAACAAAAGAACTTTGTACCTCGCCATCCTTGCCCTCCTGTCCATCACCACGCTCCTCGTCTTCTCGCAAACTTCCAGCCAGTTTCCTGAGTTGGATAAAAATGGCAGGCCCGTGTTGCCTCACCCGATGCCTCACTTGGTTTACTCTCCCACGGACCTCGCGCATAGCGGGGTTGCTCTCCCCGCTTCCATCGGTGGCGCCACGCCAAACACCAACATCATCCGCGTGGGCGACGCCACCAAAATGACCGTCTTTACCTCTTGCACCCAGAACTTTGATCTGGTCATGAGCGTGTACATTGCCGACGATCAGGGTCAGTCGAGTCCCAATTTCACTCTCTATAACAGTTACGTCATCGCCACCAACATGGCGTCTGGTGCGCAGCAGGCTTTCCTGGCCACTGAACTTGCCCCCACTGTAACCAGTGGAACACTCGGTGCACCTGTCCGGCTTCCTCAACTCGCCGTTTCCTTCTTTGAGAAAAATGACGTCGCCACCGCCGGCACATGCACTGATCGCGTGATCGTTGGCTACTAATGCGATCAATTTCTCGATTACCCTCCGAAAAAGCGGTGCGGAGCAAAGGTATTGGTAATTGGCTGCGGGAGGCGCGAGGCCCGTGTGGCGCTGAGCGCCATGCTTCAGGTGCGGAATTAAGTCCGAGGCGAGAATACGCGCCGGCAGTTTGCAGCGACATTATCAAGCGGAGCGACATTATGAAATGGATAGGGGAATACATCATCGATGACGCAGGCCAGTGCCGCTGGCATGAAGGCCTGCGCATTCAGGATGAGCACATGAAGTCCGCGTATCGCAAAAACTCTCTGATTGAATTCATGATTGAAACTTCCGCCGTCATGGGCGTGAAAGTGGGGATTGCCTGACTATGGCTGAAACACTCAATGGCGGAAAAATTACCACGCTGGAACCTGGATTGGTGCAGAGCAGCTTCGTGGAGCGCATTGGACGCAAACTGCGCAACACGCTAGATGTCTGGTTTGGCCCCGATCTGCCCATGGCGCCCAGCGCTCCCGCAGGCACTCCACCGCGGATGCTCGACTATCCTGTCGGCTACAACATCAATATCCAGCCGCGTAACATGGAGCCAATCTCTTTTGACCAGATGCGGTCTCTGGCTGATTCGTTCGATCTTGTTCGTCTCTGCATTGAAACGCGCAAAGACCAGGTCAGCCGGATGCCGTGGGCGTTTCGCTTGAAAACGCAACCCGGCGCACCAAAGCGTTCCGTCAACACCAGCAACAGCGCCATTAGCGGCAATGACGATGAAGAGCAGGACCCACGTCTTACGCAGCTCACAAATTTCTTTTCTTACCCGGATCGCGAGCACAGCTGGCAGCAGTGGGTTCGCCTCCTGCTGGAAGATCTGCTTGTCCTCGATGCTCCGGTGCTCGTCCCGATCGTTTCCCCGGAAGGAGAACTGTGGTCAACAGGAAAGACGCTTTATGCGTTGGAAGTTATTGACGGGTCCACGATCGCTCGCAAGATTGACGCCATGGGACGCACGCCTGCATCTCCGGCAATCGCCTACCAGCAAATTCTCAAGGGCTTGCCGGCCGTAGATTTCACTGCAGACCAGCTCATCTATCGCCCGCGCAATGTTCGAGCACACAAGTTTTTTGGCTTCTCGCCGGTCGAGCAAATCATTCTCACCATAAACATCGGCTTGCGCCGCCAGATCCATCTGCTCAATTACTACACTGAAGGCAATGTGCCGGAAGCTCTGGCGCAGGTCCCAAAGGAATGGTCCGCTGACCAGATCAGCGAATTTCAGGAATGGTTTGACAGCGCCTTGGCCGGAAATTCCGCCCGTCGCCGTCGCATTACTTTTGTTCCCGAATGCGGCAATCTTCAATTCACGCGCGATCCCATGTTGAAAGACGCGCTCGATGAATGGATCACCCGCATCGTCTGTTACGCCTTTGGTCTCTCGCCGCAGCAGTTTGTCAGCGTCATGAACCGCGCCACGGCTGAAACCAGCGTGGAGCAGGCCGCCGCGGAAGGACTGGTGCCGATCCTTGGCTACCTGGCAGACATCATCAACTTCATCGTGGCTCGCCACTTCGGCTTCAACGATATCGAATTTGTCTGGGAGCAAGACCGCACCTTGAATCCGCTTGAACAGGCCAAGATCGACGATATTTATGTTCGTGCCGGCGTGCTCTCCATCGACGAAGTACGCGAAAGTCTCGGCAAACATCTCATCGGCGTCAAGAATGCCGTTATCACCACCACAGGTGTTTTCGCTCTTCAAAACAATGGTTTGCCGCAAACCTCCGGATCGCCACAAGAAGCTCCGTCGAACGGACCCCAATGACGCCCGGCTCTCAATCCGGTTCAAACTGATAATTCAGGACTGATTCTCAAGCCCTGTAGTCCTGAGCACCACCACCAAGGCAGCCCACCGGCTGCCTTTTCCTTTTGGAGCCAACATGAAATCTATGAACCTTTTTGCCCAGATTGCCAAGATCGACGAATTACTCCACGAAGTCTGGGGCGTCGCCACTGCAGAAGTCGTCGACAAAGAGGGCGAAATCTTCGACTACCAATCCTCCAAGCCTTATTTCAAGAGCTGGAGTGACGAAATCTCCAAAGCCACTGACGGCAAGAGCCTTGGCAATGTACGTGAGATGCACGAGCCCAGCGCAGTCGGCAAGCTCGTTGCTATCGCGTTTGATGATGACCTAAAGCAAATTCGCGTCGGCGCGCGCATTGTTGACAGTGTTGCCTGGCAGAAATGCACGCTCGGCGTTTATACCGGCTTCTCCATCGGCGGCGCTTACGTCAAAGCCTGGAAAGATGGCGAATATGTTCGCTTCACTGCAAACCCCGTCGAAATCAGCGTAGTCGATAATCCATGCGTTCCCGGCGCGCACTTTACCGCGGTCAAGGTCGATGGTACTTGTGAAGTCCGCAAATTCACAGCGGTAGCCGACGCTCAACAGGTCCTAAAGATTGGTGCGCGCCATTCCAAAGCCACTCTGGCGCATCTTGATGCGATCAAGACTTGCATGGATAAGATGGCGCAAAACCATGAAGAAGCCGCCACACACATGGACGCGCTTCTTGATACCGGCGATTCCGCCACTCGCGCGGCCTCGGCAGACATGAAAAAGATCCCGGGCGATTCACGCACCGGAGTAAAGACAGGAGATCAAAGCACAATGCTGGAAGCAAATGACAAAGCGCAATTGGAAAAGGCACGGGCCGGCTCTGCATCTGCGCTCGCTAAGCTGGCTGAAATGGAGCAGGAAGTGGCCGGCTTGCGCAGCGAAATGGAGAGCAATAACCAGGAGATCCAGCGTTCGCTGAGCAATCTCCTTTCACTGGTGGAAAAATTCGTATCGCCGCAGGAATCTACGGGCCGCGTGGCGCGCACCGGCGTGCCAACACAAACCGTAACCAAAGAAGACGACGCGCGTCCTCCGCTGGCCAAGTCTGCCGGCGAGCCAGGCGTCCATGAGCTGCTCAAGCGCACGCTGCAACAGCCGCAGCCTGCCTCCGTATACCTGCGCTAGAGCGTCCATCCGCGATCTCTCGCAAAGTTTCATTTCAACTTTAAAACCGCAACTCTCTAGCGGAGAAAAGGACTAGAAAAATGTTTGGCGATCTCAGTCAGCAGACGTTCGATCTGCTCAACAAGGCGGACCTGTCCTCCTTGAACAAAACCACCATTAGCCAGGCGACCATCAGCGGCGTGGCCGGCAACTTGAACGCGTTTGATCTGCGCGGACCGGCGCTTCAGCTTTATCCGGTCATCACGCCGCTGCGTAACCGCTTGCCTCGCCAAGTAAGTGACCGTGGCGATCTGGCCACGCGCTGGAAGGCGATTACCGGCGTCAATACATCGGGCTTCGAACTCGGCGTTGCTCCGGGCCGACGCTCGGCGGAAATGGCCGTGACAGAGCAGGACTATGTTGCGTCTTATGCCGGCATCGGACTGGAAGCTTCTATCGATTGGGAAGCCGTTTGGTCCGGCGGCAAAGAGTTCGATAACAAAGCGACTCTGGTCCAGTCGCTGCTTCGCGCCGTTATGATCGGGGAGGAAAACATCATTCTGAATGGCAATGCTTCCATGCCGATCGGCCCAGTCTCTACTCCTACACTTTCCGCGGGAACGAATAGCGGCGGCTTTCCGACTTCTGGTACCAACGTATTTGTCGGAGTTTCCGCTCTCACCGCCCGTGCCCTGGCCAACTCCAGCGTAACCGGCGGCGTTACCTATGGCAACGTCACGCGTGTCAACATTGACGGTACCACCACGGCTTACGGGGCGGGCGCCAGTGCAATCACTGCCTTGGTGTCATTTACAACTACTGCGGCCAATCAACAGGTCAATGCGATTGTCTCGGCGGTCAAAGGCGCCGCAGGATATGCCTGGTATGTTGGAACTTCAGCCGGTACGGCAACACTGGCTGCGATCACCACCATTAATAAAGCCACCTTCACCGCAGCCGGTACCGGCACCCAGAACTCCTCTGCCGGCATCGGCGCCCAGGATGGCTCGGCCAACGCTTTGGTCTTCGATGGTTTTCTCACGCAAACCTTAAAATCTAGCGCCAGCTACTTTGCCTCACTCGATGGCAACACTCTCACCGCTGACCAGGCAAATGGAATCCTGGAAATTGATACCGCGCTGCAGTGGTTCTGGGACAACAAGCGCCTCAGCCCCACGGAAATCTGGGTGAACTCGCAGGAAGCGCGCAACATCAACAAGAAGATCGTTGCATCCGGTGGCGTTCCGCTGTTCCGCTTCACTTTGCCGGGCGGCACAGGATCGGACGACGACAAGCCGGCTCTGCTGGGCGGCGCCAGTATTGCCAAGTACTGGAACAAGTTCACGCAGCAGTTCCTTGACATCCGCATCCATCCCAATTTGGCTCCAGGCACAATCTTCTTTAACAGCTCGGAGATCCCGTACCCGCTTTCCGGCGTGGACAACGTCTCATTTGTCCGCTGCCGCCGCGATTACTACCAGATCGAGTGGCCCGTCGTCTCGCGCCAGTATGTCTATGGCGTCTATGCCGACGAAGTCCTCGTCTGTCGCGCACCGTTCTCGCTTGGCGTGATTGCCAACGTTGCCAACGGGTAAACAATTCATCGGCGGCTTGATTGCCGCGAATCGCCGCTGATGCTCCTGGCCTGCCAACCAGCAGGTTGCAGGAGACCAAAGGCAGTCTGCGGTCCCTCTACCCAGACTGCCTTTCCCTTTCAATTTCACAAACCATATCTGTGCTGCGAAGCTGCTTTTTTTGGAGGTCACCGATGGCTGCCGCTCCTGACGATCTTTGCACCGTTGCAGAACTGAAATCGTGGCTGCCCAACCAGGGCAATAACGATGACGCTACTCTGCAGAGCCTTATCACCAACGCCAGTCTGCAAGTGTTGCAGTACATTGACCGGCCCCACATTTTGTCGTCGGTGCTTGGTCCACTGACGGAGAACTATGACGGAAATGATTCTGCCCGGCTGCTGCCCCGCAACTTTCCGATTATTTCCGTCAGCAGCGTCAGCATCGATGGCGTGCCCATCCAGGCGGCTACAACTCCTACTACCGCTGGTTATCTGTGGGACGGACGACGCATTCTGCTGCGCGGCTTTCGCTTCTGCCGAGGTGTGCAGAATGTCCAGCTTTCATATTCCGCAGGCTATCCCAGTGTGCCGCTTGACTTGAAGCAGGCGGCGATTGAGGCATTCGCCTTGACGTATCGCCAGCGCGTGCGCATCGGCGAAAAATCCAACAGCATGAGCGGCCAGGTGAATGTGTCGTTCGATATGGGCGATGTTCCGCCGCGCTCCATGGCCATCTTCAGCCAGTACCGGAGGTTAGCGCTGTGATTAGCGTTCAAATTGACGATTCAGCCGTGCAGCAACTTCAGCAGCGGCTTACCGGGCTCGCGCCTCGCGTGGTCGCTGAGGTTTACAAGGCATTGCAGCCACTCATCTATCAATCCTTGCAGACTGCAGTACCGAAGTATTTTGCGGGATCAGCGAGCAAAAGTAGTTCCAGCGATTTGCTGACCCCGCGCAGTGGCAATCTGCTGAATTCGGTCTTGCAATCTATTCAGACCAAGGTCGACGGCGATAGCCTGACCGTCAGTATTGGATCGAAGCTGCCCTACGCCCACATCCACGAATATGGCGGCTTTGCCGGGCGTAAAGGGCCGTTCAAGAAAAGAACCGGGCATCGACCCTACATCAAGCCGCGACCGTACCTCCGTCCGGCAATTAATGATCTGCAAAAGGCATTGCCTGACCTGCTTGAGCAGGCAATCCAGCAAGTTCAGGTGTCGCAGTGATCTTTCCCCGCGAGCAAATTTATTCGGCGTTGTTCTCCGTGTTGCAGGGCGCGCTCCTCACGCCGGCTGGTCCGTTCAAAACGGTCAGCCGGCGCTGGCAGGATCCCTCGCAGCTCTCGCCAGCGGATCGTCCGTCGTTGTATCAGGTGCAGAAGGACGAACTGACAGGCACCAGCGTAAATGGATTGCCCATCCACGCAAAGTTGGCGGTTGATCTTGTTATCTATACCGCTGGGGACAGCGAACCTAATTCTGTCCCTTCCACCGAGCTCAATTCTCTTCTGGATGCAGTGGAAGCAGCCATTCGCAATGCGACGCCAGGGATTGCGCAGTCGCTTGGCGGCAAAGTATCGCACTGCCGCATTGAAGGAAAGATTGAGATCGTTGAGAACGTCATTGGCTCCATGGCTCTTGCCGTGGTGCCCATAGAAATTCTCACCACCGCGTAAGACGCCGCATTCAGTTCGCAAAACCGCAGCCGTTCCGCGAGAGCTTCAATTTATGGGAGTGCAGGGCCGGCTCCCCAAAAGGAGAAAGAAAAATGTTTGAATTTGGTGCAGGTACCTTGTGGGGCTTTCCCGTAGGCGGCAATACCGCCGCCAACCCCACTCCCATGAAATTCGGAACGCTGCAGGATGTATCGCTCGATATCTCGGGCGACGTCAAGCAGCTTTACGGACAAAAGCAGTTTCCTGAGGCTGTGGCACGTGGGAAATGCAAGATCACCGGCAAATCCAAGTTTGCCGCCATCAACGGCAAAATGCTGAATGACCTTTTCTTCGGACAGACAATGCCTGCCGGCATGAAACAAGTGTCTCTGGATGAATCTCACCCCATCCCCGCTACGCCTTTCCAGGTGACGATTGTCCCACCAAACTCCGGCGTGTTTGTCCAGGATTGGGGAGTACGTTACGCGGCCACCGGGCTCCCATTTACCCGCGTTGCCTCTGCCCCTGTGTTGGGACAGTATTCCGTCACTGCAGGCGGGGTTTACACGTTTGCCTCGGCGGATAACGTGGCTGGCGCCGTAGCTCTTATCAGCTACACATACTCGCTTGCGGCTGTCGGATCACAGCTCAATATCACCAACCAGCTCATGGGCTTCGCGCCGACCATCCAGGTGCTGCTGGAAAATGTTTACAACGGCAACCAATTCAACGTGCTTCTCTACTCGGTTGTGGCATCCAAGCTCACGTTTGCCACCAAGCAGGAAGACTTCATCATTCCTGAGTTTGACTTTGAGGCCTTCGCTAACGCCGCCGGCCAGGTCATCGACATGTACTCCAACGAATAGCTCTCTCCAATGCGGGCCGGGCTCCTTGCCGCGCCCGCCTTTTTTATCCATCGGCTTTGCAAATTTCTTATCAGGAGAAAATCATGCTTAAGCAGCAAACTGTCCCCACATCGCTGGGACAACTTACGGTTTCATCGCTCACGCTGGGTGAATTGCGCCAGCTGGACTCGCTGTTCCAGGATAAGTCTTCCGCGGAAAACCCCGGGCTGGCTTCATTGCTCCGCTATCTGCCCGTGATCCAGAATGCCATTAGGAAGGTACACCAGGACCTCACTGCGGAGCAGCTTGAGAACGGCCTTACCTTTGACGATTTCAATGTTCTTTTCAATGCCATGCTTGAGGTCTCCGGCCTGAAGAAGGCGGCCGCGGGGGAACCGACTCCGGTACCGGTATAGCCGACTGGCCGTTCGTTTTTGGCCACGTTGCCACCGCTACCGGATGGACATTCTCCGAGATCGAGCAGATGACTCTGTGGGATCTGAATGATTTGATGGCTTACTGGAAAGACTATCCGCCGACCCACGTGCTGGTGGCAGCTTACCTAATGGGCGGCAAACGACATTCAGCCAACAAATCACTAAGGCAAGCTGACAACAGTTTTGGTGAATTGGCGCAGGCTGTGTCTTTTGCTGGCGGAAGTGTAACCAAAAAACTTCCGCAGTTTTATAAGACCTAACTTTGTAAAGCGTAACGGAGCGACAGCGAGCGGCATCTCTTTAGAAAATATGTTTTTCACACACAGCTCATTTTGATCTTTACAAGCGGCGAAACCTTCCCATAGTATCGGCAGTCCTAGGGGAGAGTAGCTCATGCAAAAGGTGGTCGTACTGTTGCTGTTCGTCTTGTTGGGGTGTTCCTCCAACAAGTTGGATCAGGGTAAGCACACCGTCAGAGACGGGTGTGATTCGGTGGCTTTTTTTTTCACGGTTGCTTCAAAGGCCGTGGCGGAGATTCAGAATATTTACGAAATAACCAGTCAGAAGACCGAAGTCGAATACACATGGAAATGGACGCTGGAGTGGTCAGGAGTCAAATTGGTCGACAACTTGACCCAGCCCGACCTGATTGAAGTAAATGCCAATTTACAAGAAGTGGAACTGCATCGCCGACCAAACCCAACGTTCAATTTGGCGGACATGGTTCAAAGCGTTACGCCTCGCCCCGGAAAAGCAATGCTGAAGAAGTCCGGCGACGGCTGGGTCCTGGACGAGTAGTTGTCCTTGTTCAAACTTTCATAGGCAGCCTCCGGGCTGCTTTTTTATTGCAGTGAAACCAGTCTGGAGAGACACAGTTATGTCCGAAACCGTCACCATCGAGCTCAAGGCCGACCCGTCTGGAGCGAAAGAAGCGCTCCAGCAGGTCAACAATTCTCTGAAGGAAGGCACAGAAGCTGCCGAAGCTCTAAGCCATGTTCTCGATGGCGATGTGGCGGGCGCATTCAAGTCTCTTGGCGAACTGAGTAAAACCTTGGGGATCGAGCTCGGCCTGGCGTTTAGCCCGGCTGAAATCATCGCCTTTGTTCAGGTCATTGCCGATGTAACCGACAAGCTGAGCAAGTTAATCGCGGACACCTTCATCTATACGGACGAGCAAAAGGCTCTGGATGCCCAGATCAAATCGTCAAATCAAGTTATTGCGGGCTATGCAACGGATATCAAAAAGTTAGACGACGAATTCGAGAAGATGGGCAAAACCGCGTCGCAGAAGACCGCGATCGATATCGCAAAGCTGGAATCCGAATTGAAAGACGCCAGCAACGCGGTGTATACGCTCACGGGAGATCTGAGGCAGGCGAAAGAGAACGCTGCGGACCCCAACCTCATTAATGCGCTGGGCAACGAGAAGGCAATACCCGGCATCACTGACGCGCTCGGAGTTGCCCAACAGCATCTAAAACTCCTTCTCGCCCAGATGCGCAATCTCAAAGAGGCGTTCCGAGAGCAGCACGCCGCCGAATTAGAGGCAGATACTGAAGCACAGAGGAGTAAGGCCGCATTCGAAAAAACGCAGAAAAGCAAAGTTACCACGGTAGATACGACCACCTCGGCCATTATTTCAATCGACGAAAAGGGCAATCAGCAAACAATGGCGGCAGATTTTGCCGCCATTAAAGCTGAAAACGACGCAGTCATTAAAGCCGCCAATGAGCAGTTGCAGACCTGGGACGAGGGATACAAAGGCCAGATTGAAGTCGCTAAGATCGCCAGCGAAACCAAAATCCAACTCATCACGCAAGACTTTGAAAAAGGCAAAATTAGCCAGCAACAGGAAATAGCGTTGATTGCGAAGGCGAAACAGGATGAGCTGCAACTGGAAATCTTTTATCAGCAGCAGCGCCAGGCGCTTTGGGATAAAGACCCGAAGAAGGTTCAGGAAATCCAGAATCAGATCGACAAGATTAAGGCGCAAGGCGAACTGGTTGCGGCCAAAGCACAGACTGACAGTTTGAGGCTACAGGAAAAGAATCTTACCCAGTTCTTCTCCAAGGTCAAGAGCGCCATGGATCAATCCATCAGCGGCTTCCTCAAGGGAACAGAGAGCTTCGCTAAAGCTTGGCAAAACATGTGGTCGGATATGGTCGTTTCCATGGTGCAAAAGCTGGCAGACATGATGCTGAAGTGGGTTGAGCATCACGTAGCCATGCTTGTGATACATGCAACAGAAAAAGAAGGCGAGGTGGCGGCGGATGCTTCCGCAGCAGCCGAATCAAAAGGGATAAGCCTGGCTGATGCGATTGCCAAAATTCATCACAGCGCAGCAGCGGCAGCTTCACGAGTGTACGAAGCGGAAGCGCCTCTTGGACCCGTTATTGCCGGATTGCTGGCAGCCGGAACCTACACCGCAGTGCTGGGTTTTGGGGCCATGGCTTCCGCCGAGGGTGGTCAGTACTACGTTCCCAACAATCAGCTCACCATGTTGCATCCGCAGGAAATGGTGCTGCCGGCCGGAATCGCCAATCAAATGCGCAATGTGATTGGAAGCGGAGGCGGCGGAGGCGTGACGGTAGTCGTCAATCATTCCGTCAGTGCAGTAGACGCTTCCTCATTCCAGTCGCACATCCGCCGGTACAGCAACATGATCGCCAATGAGGTAACGCGAGCGCTCAAGCGGAAAGGAGTCAGATGAGCAACCTTCTGTTTCCCAAAGTTCGGGGACTGGGCTGGACAATTACCAAGAATCCCACGTTCTCAACGGAGATCCAATCGTCACTTGCGGGCCGCGAAGTGAGAGTGCAAAACTTCCAGAATCCTATCTGGGAGTTCACCCTGGCCTATGAGTATCTGTTGAATGATCCCCGCTCCAGAGACGAAAACGAGCAGACGCCGCTGGAGACTCTGGTCGGATTTTTTCTGGCCCGCGGCGGACAGTTTGATGATTTTCTGCTGAACGAAAGCGACCTGACGCAGCGGCTTGAGGATTCAGTGTATTCAGGGCAGCCCATCGGCACCGGGGACGGCGTGACCAGGAATTTTCAACTTGTGCGGAATTACGGCGGTTTTCTGGAAGCTTGCCAGAATCCGGCCAACCAAACAGCGACTGTCTACGATAACGGAACGGTGCAAGCCACCAATACTTACACGATCACCAACGGCCTGGTGCAGTTTACAGCTGCGCCGGCAGCAGGGCATGCCATCACGGCGGACTTTACTTTCCTGCATCGCGTCCGCTTTGATGCCGGAACGTCGCGAGGCAGTTCTGCCAGCGGAACGCGTGAGGGAATCGAGTTCAGCAACTTTTATTTCAACCTGTATGAGTGCAAGGAAGTCCAGTTGATTTCAGTGCGTAAGTAACGCGCACTTGGCCATTAGCTATTGGCCCTTGGCTAAAGAAAGTTTTTGGCCCAAAGCCGCTACTCTGGTAAGATTTCCGCCTTTGGAGGCCGATTATGGAGGAGTTGGTTTACGTTCTGGCGCTGTTGATCAGCGTGGTTGCTCTATTTGCACTGCTGCGGCTATTCAGCATTTCAAACGATGTGAAGGCGATTCGGGAACATATATGCAGCGTTAAAGCGGATGCGGATCGTTTGGCGTCGGCTGCTAAAAGCGGAAGCGGGCCGTTAGGAATATGAAGCGATGGGAACTGGTAGCCGGCATCATAGTCTTACTGGTGGCATCGCTAATCGTGCCGCGGCAAATATGGCTTCACGATAAACGTGAGCGATTCAAAGAACTAACATCGCAGGTGCCAAACTGCAAGACTCTTCCGTGTTTGAGTAAGCTGACGGAGGATTTACATGCGTTGAATGACGAGATTGATCATCGCCCATGGTATGTGTGGGGAGATGTCGATTTGAAATAACAAGTTCGAACATTATTCAGACGCAGCAGCCCTTACCGGGCTGCTTTTTATTTCTGCTTGCTGTATAAGCTCGCGCGGCCCCCGGACCTTTTCGTGGCAGCTAAGTATTGCACTGGGAAATCGTTGCCTTTTGACCCATCGCGGCGATAGGGCTTCTCTTCGGGCAAGTTCAGGGTTCGAGCCTTTGGAAAAAAATATATGAAAACACCCACAAATATCGGCGGCAACAACCTGGTCACGTGGCTCCAGAGCGCAACAGAAATCCGCATGGCCGATCTTTACACCATTACTCTCAAGAACGGCACAGCGCTGCGCTATACAAGCTGGGACACAAACCTGGCGGTGCTGGGAAATACATTCCTGACCGGCCCGCCGAATATCGCCCGATCGGCGATAGAAGAAAAGCTCGGCATGGACGTGGCGACGCTGGAGGTCACGATCGAAGCCAGCCTGACCGACCCCATTAACGGCGTGCCGATCCTGCAAGCTATTGGGCAGGGACTGTTCGATGGCGCTGCGTTTCGTATTGACCGTCTGTTCATGGATTCCGCTTCAAATCAGATTGGCACTGTTATCAGGTTTTCCGGCTTCATCGGCGCGTTGGACGAACTTACGCGCTCTTCGGCCAAGCTGTCAGTCAATGCCGGCACGGCTTACCTGAGTATGCAGCTACCGGCAGTGATTCTGCAGCCAGGCTGCACAAATACGCTGTTTGATGCACGTTGTGGATTGATCAAGGCCAGCTTTGCGGAGGCGAATGTGGTGCAGGCCGGAAGCACTGTTAATAAGCTGCTCTCCCTTTCGGCGAAAGGCGACGGTTACTACGACAATGGGCAGGTTGTTTTCACGTCAGGCGCGAACGCAGGGTTAGTCAAAGCGGTGAAGACATACTTTGGCGCGCCCAACCAGTTTTTTACTTTCAATTCGCCGCTGCCTTTCCTGCCAAGCGCGGGAGATACGTTTATCGCTTATCCGGGATGCGACAAAACTCAAGCTACCTGTGCATCACCAAAATTTTCCAATCTGGTCAACTTTGAGGGCTTTCCTTACGTGCCTGCTCCGGAAACCGCTATTTAGGAGGACTGCCAAATGCAACGACTGACAACCGAGCAGCGGAGCAATATTGTGCGCGCAGCCAAAGACTGGCTAGGCACGCCATATCACCATCATGCGCGGATAAAAGGCGCGGGCGCGGATTGCGCTATGTTCCCACTGGCTGTGTATCAGGAGTGCGGCGTCTTGCCGCGAGAATACAGGCCGCCGCAGTACTCGGTCCAGTGGCATCTGCACCGAAGCGAAGAACTCTACTTGAATGAAATTGAAAAGTTTGTGACGGAAATTCAAACGCCTCCGCAGCCAGGAGATTTCATTGTATTTCGCGTTGGGCGGACGTTCTCACATGGCGCTATTGTGGTGAGCTGGCCGATCGTAATCCATGCCTACATTCCCCACGGCGTTCTTTTGAGCGATGCTTTGCGCGATGGCGAACTGCTGGGCAGGGAACACAAATGTTTTGAAGTGCGGCCAGGAGCAGCAATGGAAGCGGCGAATCGGCTCAACGACGATTCACCGATGACAGTCAACTTATAAACAGCAGAAAAGACGAGGGTCGGCGTATGGCTTTGATGGGCGGAAAAGGCGGCGGAAAGAACGCTCTTGCGGCAAAACCGAATCTGCTTTCCGCGTTGCGCGTGCAAACCAGCTCATATGGCCAGGTGATCCCAATTCTCTACGGGCAGAACCGCATTGCAGCGCGGCTGATCTGGGCTGGCGATTTCGCGGCGATTCCGCACACGTCCACCACTAAGGTCGGCGGCAAAGGGCTGGGCTCAGGCGGTGGCAATGCAATTTCAAACACCACTTACACGTATCAAACCGCAGTAGCGATGGCGCTGTGTCAGGGGCCAATCCTCAACATCCATAATGTCTGGGACACCAAAGGAAAGTTGACGCTGATCACCGCCACGGTCCCATTTACGGTTCCGGGCGGCGGAGGAGGAATTACGGTCACGCCTCCAGGAACGGGAGTATTCCATTCCCACAAAGGTATAAGCCGCGGGGATGCGTTCAGCCTCAATCCAAACGATTTCGGTTCCGATGGCCCAGTTCCATTGAATGGCACACAGCAAACGCCGATGACTCAGGTGGGAAGTTCCCCCGGCGCAGGGCAGTTCACGCAATCCGGCGCAGTCTTTACTTTTTCGGCCGCCGATGCCGGCAGGGTGATGACCATCACCTATGTCTACTCAGTTCCGGATTCCAACTCCAATGGTCAGCCACAACAAAAGCTGAGTCTTACGCTGTTTCTCGGCTCGCGTCCGCAGACGCCGTGGAGCTATCTCACGTCGCAGCATCCCGGGCAGGACCTTGGCTATAACGGCATCGCTTACGTCGCTGCGTCCGCCATGGACCTGGGCGAATCCGGTACCCTGCCGAATTTGAGCTTTGAAGTGCTGAGCGCCATCACGTTTGGCGCGGGCATTGCCGATGCAGAGCCTTCAGCGATTATTGCCGATCTTCTGGCCAATCAGTTTTATGGACTGGCAGGGGCGGTGACTCCGGGAGATCTAACGCAATACCGGAATTTTTGCACCGCGGGCGACGGCCATGGTAATGGGCTGTTTCTTTCGCCCGTATTGGATGCGCAAAAAGCCGCAAGTGACTGGATACAGGAAATTCTCGACATCACCAACGCAGCGGCAGTTTGGAGTGAAGGCGTTCTAAAAATCATTCCCTATGGCGATACGACCGCAGTGGGCAACGGGGCAACGTTCATTCCTAATACATCGCCCATCTATGACCTCACCAGCAGTGATCTTCTCACGCCCGTGGTGATCAAGCGCCCATCGGTGGCGGACGTGATGAATTCTGTCTCCATCGAATTTGCCAATCGCGCCAATGATTACAACCCAGACGTTGCAGAGGACAAGGACGATGCCATGATTGCGCTTTACGGTTTGCGTAAGGCGTCACCGGTGCAGGCGCACTCAATCACCACAACCACGGTGGCAAAGTTTGCCGCCAATCTGTTGCGCAAGCGATCAGTGGAGATCCGCGCTACATATACGTTCTCTCTGGGCTGGCAATTCAACCTGCTTGAGCCTATGGACCTGGTCACGCTCACTATCCCTGAATTGGGATACAACAAAAAGCCGGTCCGGATCACGGCTATGCGGGAAGACGATTCCGGCAAGCTGGAAGTGGATTGTGAAGACTTTCCCTGGGGAACGGCGACGCCAACACTCTACCCACATCAGCCCGGCGCAGGATTCATTACGCAAGCAAATTCAGATCCGGGCGCGGTCAGCACGCCGATTATTTTTGAAGCGAATGATCGCTTGAGCCTGACCGGGAATTACGAAGTGTGGCTCGGCGTTTGTGGACCAACGGTGGCAATCACGGCGGTAACGTACCCTGCGCCGCCGCCTCTGGCGCCTTCGCCAATCCAGATCACGGCCACAAATCACGGCTACAAGACTGGACAGAAAACCACCATCTCAGGAGTTGGTGGAGTCCCCGCGGCGAACGGCACATGGACTGTTACCGTGGTTGATCCAAACAACTTCACGCTGAATGGATCCATCGGCAGCGGCGCGTACACTTCCGGCGGCGTGGCGGTGAATCAGGATTGGGGCGGCGCTTCCGTCTGGATATCGCCAGACAACAGCAATTACGTGCAGATGGGCAAGATGTACGGGCCTTCGCGGATGGGCGTATTGACGGCGCAACTGGTATTGGCTGCCGATCATGACACAACGCATACGCTAGCCGTCGATCTAACGCAGTCGAACGGGATTCTGAATTCCGGCACGCAATCAGACTGCGACAACTTCCGCACGCTTTGTTATGTGGATGGCGAACTGATCAGCTATGAAGACGCGACGCTTACCGGGTCGTTTAAATATGATCTGGGCGCTCACGGCTCAGCGCAAAGCATCACCGGCGCCACAAATGCCAGCCCCATTCAGATTACAGTAGCCAATCATGGCCTTGGCACAGGTGAAACCGTGGTCGTGGCCGCAGTTGGCGGGAATACGGCGGCCAATGGAACATGGGTGATCAACGTCACCGGAGCCAATACTTTCACGCTGAATGGATCAACCGGCAACGGCGCATACACGTCCGGCGGAACGGCCGCAGTGGCAGCGCGGCTCAGGCGCGGCGTCTTTGGCGCGCCTAGCGGAACGCACAACGCAGGTTCTGTTTTTCTTCGGCTGGATAACGGAGTTTTTGTCTGGGAGGCGGATCCTACGCTGGTGGGCACAACCATTTATTTCAAG